AGACAAACTTTTAAATTACTCAAGTGGTGATATGCGAGATTATCTATTTATCAAACACGCTCGCAATCTTAGCTTTACCTCAATGTGGCGTTGGATTATCCGAAGTGAAATCTACTCAATATCAAATCGCTTTCTAAAAGACGGCGCGCGCTATGTTAATTCTGATGTCTTTGGAGAATTTGAAGAAAATGTCATGAAAGAATTAGTTAAACAACACAAGTATGGTGATAGTTTAAATTCTAAATCAATCATATAACTAGCCATTAAATAGTTGTAGGTGTAATAAAAAATGCAGGCTTAGTTACAGGTACGTTTACTTTTGGTAATGCCACCAAATCCTAATCCAATTACACCACCACAGAGTATCTATGCTCAAATTAGATACGAAACAGATCAATTTCTCTATAACTTTATTTCACCTGTTCCAGGTTACGCTTTTAATCAATACCAAACACTGAAACGTATTTTTCTCTATTTGAGTAATAAATACGAAAACGGTGCTTACTATCTAGGACGAGAAAAACTTTTCTATAACATCGTAACGCCTGCTGTCGAAGTAGCGACTAAGATGTTGAATATTGACACTAAGGATATTCGACTCATTCCCCAAAACCCTCAATCGTATTTCCCAACATACCTTTTAGAAAAAGAACTAAAACAATGGTTGAAAAAATCAGAGATGGGCAAGATCTTGAATCTTATTGCCGAAGAAGCCCCACGCTATGGATCAGTTCTTTTAGAAAAAACCAAAGACGGCGCACGACTATGTGATTTACGCCGAACGATGCTTGACCCTTCAGTGGAGAATGCTAAAGAGTCACGATTTATTACTACCGTGCACTACATGAGTGATGTTGAACTACGTAATAGCGGTTGGGATTCAGTAGCAGTTGAAGCAGCGATCATGCGTTTTGGTAATACTCAAGCAGCACAGGCCATGGAAGATATGTCCGGCAACTTAAACGTCATGCGCTCTTCTCCTCAAGTGAAAGTATATAAGCGTTACGGTGAAGTGCCACGATCATGGCTTGAAGGTGATAAGTCAATGAATATGAACTTTAATCCAGTTCCTTCAATGACCACACTGCCAAAGAAAGATCAAATGGTCAGAGCATTGTTTATTGTTGCTGGACCAGATTTTCTTCAACGCAATGCGCAAGGCCAGGTAACTAATGAGATGGGTGTAATCCTTTTTAAATCAGTATGGCGCGGTGATTATCCATTCAAAGACTTCCATTACACAAAAATTAAAGGTCGATGGTTGGGTATGGGAGTGGTTGAAATGCTATTTGACGTTCAGACTCGTTTCAATGAAATCAAAAATCAAAAACGATTGTCAATGGAACTTTCAACACTCCATCTCTTCCAGACCAAAGACAAAACGTTAGTGAGAAACGTCCTGACTGACTTAGAAAACGGTGATGTTCTGTTTTCTCCAAATGGTATTGAGCCAGTGGAAAGCGAGGAACGTAACCTACCAGCCTTTAAAGATGAAGAAGCAAGTTACAGCAATCAAGTAGATAAATTAACTTTTGCTTACGAAGCTTTGCGAGGTGAGACAGCCCCTTCAACGACAGCTTTAGGCCAGACTCAAATTGCTGTGGCTCAGGCTACGGGTGTCTATGCATTTAAACGACAGAATCTCGCATTAATGTTACGACCATTCTTCAATGAATTAGTCCTGCCACAACTTATGAAAGATTTAACCGCAGAGCACATTATGCGCTTTACCGGCACGGCACAGGAATTAGAGAAATTAGATCAAGCTGCTGCAGAACTTCATGCAAATGATGTCATCCTTAAAACTGCTCTCATGGGTGGAAAAGTAGATCTCGCACTGCAACAAGCAGCACGGGATAAAGCAATTAAAGAATATCGCAAACATGGCACGAATAGATTTTTAAAGATTAAGAATGAGTTCTACAAAGACGCTGAATTTGATTTTGATTTCAATATTGATAACGAACAAATAGATCCAAACACCATACTCCAAGGTATTCAAACGCTCTTCGGTTTCCTACAGAATCCAGCAGTCTTGCAAGACCCACGCTTAAAGATGTTGTTCTATCAAGCTGCAGAACAATTAGGCATATCTCCAGCCGAGATGGAGTTTGCTGATAGCCAAGCGACGGATATGCAACAAAAAGGTCAATTACCAACGTTGGCTCAACAGAATCAGCCACAGAATCCAGGGCAATCCCCGATTCAGTCACAGCAGGTTCAACAGCCACAATTAGCAAATAAATAAATATATGAATTACGAATTAACAGGCGGTGATCCACAGAAGCCATATCCAATTGAAGGAAATTTTAATCGAGATGTTGCTGCGACACAACCATCAGGAATGGGGATATTTGTTCCTCAAACAGACCATGACAATGTAGCAAATACATTTGGTCAGGTGAAATACGCAAAGCGTGCAGGTGCAACTTCAATCTATAAAGATGAAACACGAAATACTGCCAATGATAGTGCTGCAAGTCGAAAGACTGAAAGTCAGCCAAGCTGTGTAGAAGAAGATACAAATCAAGGAATCTAATGCCAAAAACAGTTCAAGCACGATTTTATCAAGACCCCGAATGGTATCAAGTTGAAGATTTGATACTTGAGTTTATTAATCCTTTGAAAGACATGTCTACCATTGACACCACTCAACCGGCAGAACATGTCAAAGCAGAGGTTATAGCGCGGGGTTTGGCATATGAGAGCTTGATAGGGTTTGTTAGAAGTTCAGGTCTTATTAGACCAGATAAATTACCAGGTAATAAAGAAAATATATTTCGATGAAAGACAATAATAAATTTGAAGTAGGGTTTGCACCAGATGATGCAACCAACAGAAGGCTTCCAGGAAGTGTTCAGTATGAACCAGTTCGAGGTGATAGTGCATATGGACCAGGAAAGAATAATTTCGCCAAACCAACAACACTTGATGCTAAGCCAACTGGCGGAGTAGTAGGAGTGCCTTATATAGATAGTGGCTTCGGGATGGAAGACGATATGGCACCATCATTGAACGCAAATGTTGATGTCCGTAACAGTGATACATCTCTTAATACTACCTATGACCACAACAATCGATCAGCACAGTATAAGTACCCTAGTAAGAGTCAGGACAATCCTGCAAAAGGCGGTACTCAGTATGAAGATCACACATAATTAATCGTTAACAAAAACTTATGTCACAAGTATACAACGGAAGAAGCGGTCAATCACAATATCCAGGCACGATGCCTAACGATGTTTTAGAAGAATTGGTAGACAATTTTGAAAAGCACTGGAAACAGCATCGCCGAGCAGTCTCAAGTACTGAGATTACTAACGTCCAGACAGCAATTTCAAACATTCTCAACAACTTAAACTCATCAAGAATAGCGTAGTCACTCGGTTCTCACACCGCCCAACAGTGAACTTATTACGAGTACTGCACTCTGACAAAGCAGCTAACTAGAATCTTCACTATGCAAAACGAAGAAAATCAGGCCGTTGACCTTGAAAACAACGTAGATACTGTAGAACAAACAGCTACAGAAACAGTAGAGGACACTACTGATTACAAAGCAGAAGCTCTCAAGTGGAAAGCTATTGCTGAACGTAATAAAAAAAAGCCCAACATTAGTGAGTCAGTTACCAAACAATCTGAGGTTAAACCCTCCGATATACTAAAAGCCGATGAGTTCAAACTTTACCGTCAGGGCTACACTGAATCTGAAATAGATTTAATTATGCATAACGGTGGAGCTAAAATACTTGAGGATAAGACTAATCCACTCGTATTAGGACTCCAAGCTGCTAAGGAACAGCGAGGTGCAGAAGACGCTGCAAACAGAGTTACAGATTCATCGGGCCTCTCTGAAATTGAGCGTAAATACACCGAACAAGACCTTAGAAATATGTCGTCAAAAGATTTGGAAAAGTTGTTGCCTCACACTAACAAATAATTAAATGGCATCAAGCGCAGCAGGTCTGATTACACCGGTACAGGTGTATTACGACAAAGTATTCTTGGACCGTGCAAAAATCGAACTCAGACATGATTTCGGAGCACAGGTTAAGAACGTGCCTTTGAATAGTGGCGCAGTTGTACGATGGACACGGTTTTCACCGCTTGCCCTTATTACATCAGCCCTTTCAGAAGCAACAAATCCTGGAGAAGTAGCAATGACTGCAACTCAGGTATCTGCAACATTGGCAGAATACGGTAACGTTACAAACGTTTCATCTCTATTCTCAATGACACAGATTGACGTTGACCTTAAAGAACACATTGAGGTTCATGGTCAGAATGCCGGTGAATCTATCGACCAGTTGATCCGTAATGAATTGCACTCAGGTGCAACAAAACAGGTTGTTACTGGTACATACGGTAATCCATCAGCACCAAACATCTCAGATATTCACATGACAGACATCTTTACGGGTCTTGAAATCCGTCGAGCTGTTCGAACTTTGAAACTTAATAAGGCTCAGAGATTCGAGTCAGGTTTGTATCGAGGTATTATCGGCCCAGCAAATAGCTATGACCTTTACGGAAATAGTGAATGGCTTGACGCTCACCGATATACAACATCAGACGCTATTGAACGAGGTGTTGTAGGTAAACTTCACGGAGTAGAGTTCGTAGAAACAAACAATCAGTACGTTACACTTTCTGGTGGATTCTCAGGAACACCAGTAACTGCAGCTTCTGCTGGTGTTGCTAACGTTTACGAAACTTTTATCTTCGGAAAGAATGCTTACGGTGTTGTTAATCTTGGTTCTATCACAGCTCCTACGGTTATTGTGAAGAATCCTGGACCAAACGATACTTCAAACCCTTTGAACATGTTCTCAACAGTTGGATGGAAAATGCCTTTCGCAACAAAGACATTGAACTCAAACTGGATTGTGGCTATTCAAAGTTCAACTTCAGGCGCAAATACAGCAACGTTCTAACGTTCTGTTACAACGAGCCACTCTGCAGGGTGGTTTTTTGTTGCTTGACATGTAAATGATGAGTACGTAACGTTTATGTATATATGAATGAGGTGACAACCTTAACTCTCCCGCAGGGAATTGATATAGATATTCTTGTTAAGAATGGCAAGATTGGCTACACCTTTCAGTACGATGGTAAAAATTACGGTACGGCAGTAAAACCACGCTCTCGAAAAGTTGCGGATGTTGCGGCAGCATGTTTGCTTTTAATTATTAATGCCGGTGAAACGTATCGTGAACTAACTAAATAATATGCGCGTCATACCCACGTTTGAAGATGAATTAAAAACCATAGACCCACGCCTTTCAATTGTAATTAATCCGAATCGTCCCCAGTTAGCAAATATAAAACTTGATGGAGCTGATGTATGTCCTATTCCAGCGTATGAGATACGAGACGACTTCGATCCAACCTATACTATTGAGTTACCAAATGGCATGGTACGGCCACATCGTTCTCGCACTGAGGCCATTGCTTTTGTAAATAGTACTTTAGAAAGAATTAAAAACCCTCAAGAAGCAGATGTCTTCTTCGGAAGAAATGGATATTAAATGAAAATACATCTTATAAATTACGAGCAAGCATTCAATGACGGCATTCTCTCGAAGTTTGCCCGCAAGATGTACGATGAGTTAGAGAAAAAAAAAGGTATTACGGTTACGATGGGAAATGTGCCTAATCCACAGGCAGATGTTAATCACCATATTAACTACGCTCCGTATCGTCATTCCAAAACCATTAACACCTTAATGGTGACACATATTGATACTCCAAGTAAGATTGCTAATTTGCGGCAGGGTATGAAGACTGCAGATATGGGGATTTGCATGTCTGATGATACTAAAAACTCCCTCATCAAAAAGGGATTTGATAAAAATAAATTAACTACTGTTCTACCAGCGCACGATGGGAAAGCCCGCCGCTTTCAGATTGTTTCAATTCTTACAAATGTCTATCCTGATGGTTGTAAGCGTGCAGAAATGTTTACAGAATTAGTCAAAACTCTCGATCACAATAAATGGGCTTTTAGAATCATGGGTAAGGATTGGAAAGATATACTTGTTCCTCTTGTGGCTAATGGATTACAAGTAGATTATTTTGCTGAATTTAACGAAGACAATTATCAAAGAATTTTAGAATCGTCTGATTATAATCTTTACTTCGGTGAAGATGAGGGGTCTATGGGTGTATTAGATGCTAAAAACGCTGGCCTTAAAATCATCGCTCCAAATACTGGATTCAATATTGATGTCGGTGTTGATTATCCATTTCATACTCAAGAGGAATTAAATGAGATATTTAAAAAATTAAGTATCAATCCAGTAGAGGGCTGGACGTGGAAGAAATACGTTAAAGAGCATCTAAAGATATGGAAAAAACTCGTTTAAATCTCGCATGCGGTAATGATTATCGAGAGGGATATATAAATATTGATAATCAATCAATGTTTCCTGAGTCAAAGGTTGATATTAATGCAGATATAACCACCATTACCTATCCAAAAAACTCTGTTGA